TTGGCAACTATGCAGGCGCGTATAATCAGGGGAACGAAGCAACCGCCATTGGTGACAAGTGCGGTGAAAGCGTTCAGGGGTGCCAGGCTGTTGCAGTTGGTCATCGTGCCGGGTACCAATTACAGGGCGCACAGTCCGTTGCGTTCGGGCCCTATGCTGCTCAGTTTGGTCAGGGTACAACAGCAGTTGCCATTGGTTCTGCGACGGGAAACATGTCACAGGGTGAATACGCTGTTGGTATCGGTGCTGGTGCCGCTACAAGTAATCAGGGGTCCCGGGCAATTGCAATTGGTGTGAATGCAGGGTACTCAACACAGGGTCGCCAGTCTGTTGCGATTGGTGAATCGGCTGGATACTATGCACAGGGTTCACATGCCGTTGCAATTGGTCTCAATGCGGGAAATACGTCACAGCAGTACGGAGGCACTGCCGTTGGCAACTATGCAGGTGTTTCCAATCAGGGTTTTGAAGCAACTGCCATTGGTGACAAGTGCGGCGAAAGCGGTCAGGGGTGTCAGGCGGTTGCCGTTGGTCACCGTGCCGGGTACTCGAATCAGGGTACACGAGCGGTTGCCATTGGTCCATATTCTGCGAATGATACGCAGGGATCAGGTGCCATTGCCATTGGAGAATATACAGGGTCCACGTCACAGAACACAGACGCAATTGCTATTGGTACTGGTGCAGGTTCTGAAAGTCAAAACTCGTACTCTGTTGCAATTGGGTACCACGCAGGCGTTTCATTTCAGGACGTGTCAGCCGTCTCTATCGGAAACGGTGCTGGATACTCAAATCAGGCGCAACACACAGTTGCAATTGGTACTTTCACAGGAAACCAAAACCAAAACGACTCTGCGATTGCTATCGGTTTTAGGGCGGGTCAGTCCAGTCAGGGTTCATACGCCGTTGCAATTGGGAAAGATGCCGGTGTGACGGTATGTCATGACAGGTCTATTATACTGAATGCGAGTGGTACGGATTTGGATACGGTTCAATCCGATTCATTCTACGTCAACCCAATTCGATACACTGGTGAAACGGCCAATGCGCTCACGTACAATTACGTGACACATGAAATTGTCGATTCTGGAGTGGACCTGATGACACCGAGTGATCGCCGTCTCAAACAATCCATTGAAAAGCTTGTCACGTCTGGAGAATTTATCGACGCGCTGAAACCTGTCACGTATGAACTCATTGCGTCAGGCGAACACAAGGAGGGGTTCATCGCCGATGAACTGCCGTCCCAGTTTGTGCGAGGTCTTCCAGATGCGGTTGACGCACATGGAGCACCTGTGTACCAAACAATTCAGGTTCATTCACCTGACATGATTGCAAACATGGTTGCTGAACTTCAGAGTCTCAGGAAACGCGTGGCTCTTCTAGAGTCGATAAACGTCGCGCACGGCTAAAAGAAGAACTCCGACCACAAAGAAGAGCACAATGTAATTGCACTCTGTCCGCTCGTTCTGGAACATCTGACGACGCTGAGTCCCCCTCTTTCGCTCAGGAGGCGGCGGCGGTTCATCGAATGGCGCAAATCCAATCATTTATACTACTCACAGAGAAACTTCCACCTTTTTCTTGCGCCCACCACGAGCCGGCTTCACCTTGACCTCCTTGACCTCATTGTCACCGCCTGACACAGAGACAATGTCACTCATAGTGTCGTCCTCCGCATCCGAAATCTCTACGAGCGGCTCGAGTGGTTTCGTGTTCATGGGCGGAAGCGGCGGCATCATGATTCCACCCATCAGGCTTGAAATGTCCAGACCGGGACCCTGCATTTCACGCCTGTCACTCGTCGTCTTTGGACGCTCCGTCGGATCTTCGCGACGGCCTTGCTGCACCTGTGTGTTTTGCACCGCCTGCATCATATTCTTGACCAAATCTGGATTTTGTTTCATCACGTCATTCATGTTTGGTATCGCCGCCTTGAACATGCTGTTGGTCAAGTGAAACATCATGCCGCTGCCTCCCAACATCATGATGAGCTTGACCTCTGGAGCCACGTGCATCTTGTTTCGGTACTTTGTGTACAACTCTTCGAACACGCCGTCGTAATCGTCAACATTCTCCATGACACTCTCCGACCACCCTTCGAGCATAATGTCAAACGGATTGTACCGCTTGTTCAGAAACTCGACACCAGTGACACAGGCGATCAGCATCCGACGCGAAAACTTGATTGATTGCTCAGCTTCAATGCCGTACAGCAGCCGCTTGTACTCGGTTCGAATCTCTGACACGTCAGAGTACGCATTGAGTCGCTTGTTTACATTGAGCCCCTTCTTTTCCAAGCGAGCCAACTTGTTCAGGAGGTCCGCCTTTTCGTCATCGATGGACGTGTACCCAGGCGACGGCGTCTCCTCCTGCCCACCCATCCCCATCGGAGGAGGCCCTTCGTCCTCCTGCTCGTCTTCCATCTCTTCTTCGTCCCTCTGAAAGTGCTGCTGATACTGAGGCGGCGGCTGAGTTCGCTTTGTTGGATTTGTAAAGGCGTCAATGTTTTCATCACGAAACGTTTGCACAGGAGCCTGCGGACGAGGGGGAGGCGGTGCACGGCGCTTTGGAGCCGCGGGACGTATCTCAATCTCATCCAGCATGGCTTGTTCGGCGTCATCGAGTTTCATAATGGTGACAGGGTGTGCCCGCTCAAGAACAATGTCATCCATTTCTGGTCTCTAAGTGGAAAGTATTGCGTATCCTTTAACGCGCCCACAATAAAATATTATTGCATAGTAAATGATGTTGAAAAAGTTCAAGCCGTGGATGCTGTTTCTTATTGTCGGGTTACTCCTGATGATTTTTGTCTTCCGCACCAGCGGATACACACTGAGCCCTGGATCCGTTGTCACTGACATCAAGGAGACTGGCAAGTCCCTCTTCGACCTGAAGACGGACCTCACCTGTGTCCCAGGCAACACCAAGGTTGGTGCCGTATCCGCCGAGGACTATTACGTCATGCAGGATGGCACAGGCTATGGTCTCTGTGGCGCCGAGAAGCTCATCAAGGATGAGATGAACTATAAAATTGTCGGTGACGAGTCTCCATTGGGAGAGTAGAGCCCTTTAAAAAGTTGTAGATTGGTAGCAATGCAAGCCCCTGCACGTGACATTCGCGAAATCAAACATGTGTTTGTCACGTCAAACGTTTTACCAGCCGGAACATCATCAAACGCGTATACAGTATTTCTTCCCAATTTCGTCAAGGATGTGTACCGTGTCGAAGTTCTCTATGCAGCCTATTGGACTCCATTCGTTGGTTCGACAGCCGTGTATCTTGATATTGAAGAGTTGCGTTCACCTGTGTGCTCTGTCACAGCAACAGCAAACGCAACGACATCCGCATCCATTACATCGTCAACATTTGCCGTTTTACCAGGGCCAGTATACGCATCGAGTTCGGACTATACAACATATAATGTATCCATAAACTATCCAATTGTCGTAGATTATCCGTATCCAATCCAAAAACTTGACCGACTGACAGTCCAGTGGACGGATCAGACTGGACGACGCATAGACATGGGGACGCATGAAAACTCGGTCATGTTACGGTTTTACACTCTCCGTAGAAACGCCCCAGTTGTTCGACGATAAAAATCTATCGATAGATTAAATGTCTGGTGGCATCACACAACTTGTTGCAATTGGCGCTCAGGATGCTTACATTGTCGGCAACCCCGAGGTTTCCTTTTTCCGATCCGCTTACAAGCGCCACACAAACTTTTCCCATGTCGTGCACCGCCAGGTTATCCAGGGCAACCCCTCTCCGGCGAGCATGTCCACAGTTCGCTTCGAGCGCAAGGGTGACTTGCTCAGTTACGTCTACTTGACCAAGAAGAGCGGTGGCGAGGTGCAAACCTTTGACGGTTCCGAAATCAAGTACATTGAGCTGCTGATTGGCGGTCAGGTGATTGACAAGCAGTACTCATCCTTTTCAATGAACGTTGCCGACCCGCTCCTCGTGACATCTCAGAACAAGGCGAGCATCGCCCCAGAAACCTTTTACCCGCTCCACTTTTGGTTTTGTGAAAACTGGCAATCCGCGTTGCCCCTTGTCGCACTCCAGTATCATGATGTTGAGATTCGCATCACATGGAACACGCCAGACACAGCCTCCATCTACGAGTGCTGGGCAGACTACATCTACCTTGACACGGCTGAGCGCATTGACTTTGCATCCAGGCCCCAGAATGTGCTCATGTATCAGGTCCAGACACAGGCGCCGTCAAACAGTGGGACCCAACAGCTCGTGTTCAATCACCCCGTCAAGTTTTTGGCGTGCCCTGATAACATTATTACAAATCCGACGACCGCGACCATCAAACTTCAATTGAATGGCACGGACATTGGCGACGAGAAGAACTATGATCAACACTGCACAACCGTTCCTTATTATTATCATTCTATAAACGGTGTCAACTACGATG